TTATTAGGGTCGAGTCTTGTCTCGTAGAGCTTATTGGTTAAATTAGTTTCCATTTGATTTAGCTATTAAGTTTTGCTCTATTTTAAAAATCTCTCCTTGTAACTCAGGGTTAGCGTTTAGCCATTTCTTTACTGAGGTAGTTATTTTGTCGTAGTGGTAAACTCCGTCTTTATCTACCTTGCGAAAACTACTCATCGAGTTTATCGTATTAAACCAAAAGTTATCCGTTCCTCTCGTTCCACTCTCGCACTCCTCCCAGTATCTTTTAATAGCTATTAGTTGGCTTATAGGTACTTTATCTACCTCTATTATTTTGCGAGTATCTTCTACCCACTTAGTTAGGCTTGCATTATTTAAAGTTTTAGTTTCTCCTTTTTTCAAGAATAGATTATGAAAACCTTTAGCAATATAAAAATAGAGAGGGGCAACTCCTTCAGGAGGTGACGTTATACTCTTTATATATATAACTTTCTCTTTCTCTTTCTCTTGTACCAAAGGGGCTTGGCTACCCCCTTGCGTACCCCCTATGCTACCCCCTTCAATATGCTCTATTAAACCCCCTTCAATAGGACTACCTAAAAGGTCTGTTTTCATTTTCTGCTTATATCCGTTTACGCTCTGTTCTATGTGGTGTCGTTGACTTTCGTAGCAGATATTAACAATAAAATTTAGCCCCTTGGGGTCTTCGTCTATAAACTGCTTGTTTAGAATTGAAAGTAAAAAATTAAGCTTGTCTTTATCGTTGCTTAATTCATTTAAAACGTCGTAATAACTTCTCAGGAAGTTAAACGCTCTTCTTTTGGTTGGTTTTTTTGCCATTTCGTATCACGGTTTTTTTGTAGGTATAAAAGGGTAGGTCGTGATACATTTTTGAGATGTCCTACCCTTATACCAAATATCTTTGTGTTAAAATAATGTATCACGGCAGCAAATATAATAATACAATCCGAATAAAAAAATAAATTTGTATTAAAATGAAAATAATTTTAAAAGACCTTCCTAAGATTAGCCTTAACAAGTGGTACGCTGGTATGCATTGGACTAAGCGTAAGAAAATAAAAGACAATTACACTTTAATAGTTAAAAGCCAGTTTAAGGAAGTGCTGCCAGCCTCAGAGAGTTACAATACTGAATACCACTTCACTTTTAAGAGCAGACCTTTAGACGCTTCTAACTGCGTAGCTATGGTAAAAATGATAGAGGATATAATATTTGAAAGCGACGGCTACAAAGTAATTAAGAGTATTTTAATTACAAGCACTAAAGGAGCTGAGGATGTGGTCGAAATAAAAATAAATAAAAAATAGTTTGGTATTAAATATTAATACATATATTTGCCCTCATATTAACAATAACAAAATGACAAAATTACAAACACTACACGCTCAAATAGACAAAGAGTACCAAAGAATTGATATGCTTAACAGAACACTTAGCAGCGGCTCTTTAGACTTCTACGATTTTATAAACGCAGAGATAGCAGAAGCTAAGGACTTAATTACAAAACTAAAAGCAGAATTTAATTTAGAGTATATTAAATAATTATGAACGTAAAAGCAAACCAAAAAGACCGCACCTTCACTATAAGAGTAAAGGATAACAAGTACCGAACCTCAAAATTTTCAAAAGCTACTTTCGAGGAGCTTGAGCATAATACAGACGCAGACTGGTTTAATTTTTTAGCTACATCTAACTGTTATTATTTAGTAAAATGAATAGACTACAAATAACCTTCGCACCTAAAGACTTTACCGCTGGCTCTGAGTGGTTAGAGGAGAATAGCACAAAGCTCGGATTTAGTTATGACGAGTACCAAGATATTTACGAAAGTGAGGATATGCTATACAATATCGAAAAAGAGTTAGAGGCTTCAGGATTAAAATACACTTTATACTAATATGAAAGAACAAATATTAAAAGTAGGAACAATATTAATGCCGCTTGGGTTTATGGTGGCTTTAGTAGACTGCAAGGTTTATGCAGCGATTAATTTTGTAATAGGTTTTGTATGCTTATTAGAACTTATAGACGTAAAATTAAAAGAAAAAAATAAACCTACAAGTTAACCTTGTATTAAAACTAAACACTATATTTGCAAAACAATTAAACACAATGATAATAGATTTAAACTTAGAAGAACGCAGCTGGGTAGCTATATGCCTTGAGGATAAAATTACCTCAGCAGAAAAAAACTTTCAAGCTACCAAAGATTGCTACTGGTCTGACCAAGTAGAGGCTTTAACCAAAATTACCAAGAAACTATAATGAAATTTCAACCATACATAGGAAAGCAATTAACAAGAGCTATAAAGGCTAACACTACTCGAGCAGAACGCCAGGTAGTAGCAGAGAGGCACATAATAAGTGTACACACTCTTAACACCGTTATAAGCGGAGAGCGTAAGATAACAGATTTTAACGAGCCAGCTCTAACCGATATAATAAAAGTAGCTATACGAAACGCTAATAATAACGGCAAGACCTTAGCAGACTACTACCAACAAAAAGAGGCAGCCGTAGCTACCCCTCTAAACAATCATTAACAATAACAACACAAAAATAAACAATTATGACAATATACAATAAACTTGCCGCCGTTAAAAAAGAGATAGGAGCTATTTCTAAAGACGAAACAAACCCTTTTTTCAAATCTAAGTACTTTGACATCAACGGGCTTTTAAGACATACAGAGCCACTATTACAAAAGAACGGTCTACTACTACTCCAGCCTATTTTAAATGGCGAGGTAAGCTCTCAAATTATAGACACCGACTCAGGCGAAAGCGTTACCAGTTCAATAGCTTTACCTAATATGGATGACCCGCAAAAGTTAGGCTCTGCGGTTACTTATTACAGACGCTACACCCTACAAAGTCTTTTAGGCTTACAAGCTGAAGATGACGACGCTAACTCCGCAAGCCAAGCGGTAAAAAGTAGTAAGCCTTGGATTAATGAAAACGATAACGTTTGGAAAGCTGCTCTTGTTAAAAAAATAACTCTTGCAATGCTTAGAGAGCATTATTCTATAAGTAACGTAAACGCTCAAAAATACGAGAATGCAATTAAAGGAATTTAAGCAAAGAGCCTCCTCGGCTGGCAAACTAATGACTAACCCTCGCTCTAAAGGCGAGGTGTTAAGTCAAACCACTAAGAGCCACCTACAAGAGTGGTTAAAGTCTGAGCTTTACGGCATACGTAAGCAAATCAAAAGTAAGTATCTCGACAAAGGTAACGCAGTAGAAGACTCAGCAATAGACTACGCAGCCTCAGAGCTTGGATGGTTATTCGCTATAAAAAACGAAGAGTTTTTCGAGGATGAATATTTCTGCGGAACGCCTGACGTAATGTTAGACGACACAATAGTAGATATTAAAAGCTCTTGGGACTGTTTTACCTTCCCGCTATTCGAAGACGAGATACCAAACTCAGATTACTACTACCAATTAATGGTATATATGCACTTAACGGGCAAACGTAAAGCTACCCTTTGCTATGTTCTTATGAATACTCCCGAGCATTTAAGCTACGACGAACCACAAGACTACTCAGAGGTAGAAAGTAAATATCGGATTAAGACTTTTGACATAGAATACGATATAGAAGTGATAGAAAAATTAATAGAGAAAGTTAAAATTTCAAGGGAATATATAAAGAGTTTAATATGAGTGAGAGAATAATGAAGAGAGAGCTGGGCGAGGCTAAACAAACTATAATATCTATGGGAATGCTTATAGCAGACTACGAGAAGGCTTTAAAATATAGGGGCTATATGGATAAAAGGATAGAAAGTATGCGAAATAAGCACAACCTGGGTACTACTATGCAAATGAGCAACGGCGAACCGCTATACTTTGAGCGAATAATGGAGGTAGTGTCAATGTACTACAATGAAACCAAAGAGGATATAAGAGGCACTAAACGCCCTCGTAACTTAGTAGACGCTCGACATATGTTTTGCTATTTATCCAAGCAAAATACCTCAGCTACTTTAAAAGAGATAGGAGCTTACATAGGAGGCAAAGACCACTCTACCGTACTTCACGCAATAGACAAAATAACAGACCTATTACAAAGTGATAAATTAATGCAACGAGACTACAACAAAATAATCCAATTTATAAAATGAAAAACGCAACTAAACAAGTAGAGCAACTGCTCAGAGATTACCCTGAGACTCGAGATAATTTTAAAAAGTTAATACGCAAAGCCTTGCAAGAGGTCTACGGAATTAACGTACTATCTGCCCTGATTATTGCAGAGCATTACAAAGCCGTAGAGACTATCCTACGAGCTAACCGCAAAGCCCAGCTAAATAACGAGGAGTTAAGAGGTGCTAAACGTAAGCACCGCAAAGAGGTAATAAGCGAACAAATTAAAAAGGATTTAGGGTACTAATGAATATAGACAAAAAATTAAATGCTGGACAGAAGCTTTATTTAATGGCAATAGCTATGCAAGCTGAAATGGACGAGTGCGGTATAAAAAAAACGCACCCTTTTAGAAAATCAGTAACCTCTTACGAGTTATGGATAAAAGAACAAAGTAGCGTAGTGGAGCTTTTAAGCTCAGAGGCTCACGCTAAAGCGGTACATAATTTTAACGTAATAATAGATAGTATTACAATAGGAGATTTAGCTCACGAAATAGGTGAATTTACAGTAGAGAGATGAGCTTGAATATAAAACTAATCCTAATAGTAGCTATATCTGCTACGCTATTTATTACAACTTTGATTCATATATCAAAGCAAAAAGAAGCTACCCAGCCTCCAAGAGTTATTACCCTAAGCAATACCGACACTATATATAAAAAAATAGAAAAAATTAAACTAAAATCTGACACAATTATTTTAAAATATGAGACACAAATCAATACTTATCGTAACGCTTCTACTACTAACAAAATTAGCTTATTCGCAGACCGTATTAATAGATAATAGCGGAGATACGACTATCTGCATAACCATACCGCAAATGGATAGAGTCTATATTGAGCTACTGCAAAAGGATAGTTTATTAGAGCAAGCTCATTTAAGCCACGCCAGAGAGCTTTTATTGTATGAGGTGATAGATAGTGTCAAAAGCGATATAAAGTTGCTTGAGCAGCTTGTATATACCATTGATAGCGAAAATATGGGGTTGCACTTGGATAACAAAAATAAAACAGTTAAATTAAAGCGAAGTAGATTTGTGGCAATAATTGCTTCTTTAATAGCTACACTTATAATAATAAGATAAAATATGACAAAAGAAGAAAGAAAGGAATATAATGCAATTTATTTTAAAAACAATTTTCATAAAAAAGAAGATTATAAAATAAAAGCGGAGCTTAGCAGAAAGCGAATAAAATCTACTATATACATAATAACTAACCCAGCTTGGGGTAAATTTATTAAAATAGGCAGAGCTAAAGACGTAAAATCAAGATTAGCTTCTTATCAAACATCTTCCCCGTTTAGAGATTATAAGCTTGTATTTTTTATGGAAGTTGACGACATTTTAGATGCAGAAAGGTTTATATACAATAAATACAAAATGCTTAATGAGTGGTGCTGCGCTGAATGGAAACAAGTAAAAAAAGATTTAATTAAATATAATAAAAAACTATCACTAACACAAGTGCAGTAAAACGCTCTTTTGATACGTAAATATTCGGTATTATACGTAATTACAACCTAAAGTGACAAACTGCCTGAATTTTTCCGAAAAACTAATGCAGATTAAAACGTAGTCAGTACTCGAGAGTCGAAGACGTTTAAGTACATAACCTCTTTAGGTATGCGGTTACTATTGCCAAACTCCGTAGTAGCTCTTATGTATTGAGTCTTCCAGTAAGGGGTAATATCGTGGAGATTGAATAGGTAGATACCTTTAGGCGTTGAGTTTATATAGATAGCAGCGTCTGAGTGTTTAGCAGTCTCAGCTATCATAGCGTCATACTTCTTTTTTTCGAGTAATAGGGTGTCGTAATGAGTCCTTCTACACTTTAGCTCTATTCTATGCTTAGTAGCTGGAGAGTAACAGTCCCAGCGGCTCATTTGATTTTTAGACTTTAATAAGTCAAAGTAAATATTTGCTTCTAACCACTCAAAGAGGTCGTTTTCTTGCATTAATAACCCTCTTTTGATACGTCAAAACTTGGACAAGCTTTTGCAGAATATTCGTTATGTCCGTGGATTTCCAAATTTGGAAACTTTTTACGAAGGTCAGCGCTTAAAGAGATTAAAGACTCTTTTTGCTCTGCGGTTCTTGTATCCTTTGCTTTGCTCATAGATTTATTCATACCGCCAACGTAACAAACTCCAATACTAAATTTATTTTGACCTAAGCAATGCGCCCCTAAAAGCTCTACGGGTCTACCCGCTTGTATCTGACCATCTAACTCTATTACATAGTGGTAGCCTATATCGTTCCAGCCTTTATCTAAATGCCATTGGCGTATAGTGTCTATCTTAACATCTCTACCCTCAGGAGTAGCTGAGCAATGTATAATTACTTTATTAATTGGTCGCATAATCTATATTTAAGGTAATAATAAATAGGTAAATAGTGATAGTATTGTATTGATACTCTTTAGAAGGAGCTATGTACTCCCAACCTAAAGCAAAGCGGTCGTGAGGATAGTGAGCGGAGAAAGTTACTGAGTAATCCATTATAGTTCCTTTTTTACGTCTTTAAGTTTAACAATAATAGCTTTTATTTTGTCAATAAACGAATAACCTTTAACCTTTATCCAAGACTCATCCATACTTTTAACCTCGATAGATAGCAATACTAAGGCGATAACCTTTGTAGATATAAACTCTACACTAACTACGCTCATCGTTAAGCCGTTTATGATAAAGACGTCAGAGGCGTATACAAGCATCACTACGGCTATATAACTAACTAACTTAGGTATTAGCCCATTCCTAAACAATTTACTCGTAATAGGCTCTTTTAATTTCTTAGCTTTCCATATCCCGAAGCAAGTATCTATAATAGTAGCAAGAGCTACAATTAAAATTATGCCCTTTATCGGAGCGAAGAATAATATCAAAGCGGTTGTTATACTACTCAGATATAGTTTCATCGGGAATTACGCAGTAAGGACTATCGGGATTAACCTCACAGAATGATTTTAAATACTCACCCTCACATCCAGCAAAGGTGTGTATGCCACAAGGCTTTGGATAAACCTCGAACGGTGTGAACGATGGCAAAGGAGTTTCGAACCAAAGTATGTCAACCGCCCAAGTTGTGGCAAGGTCTATGCACTCGCCTTCTTCGTCTTTAGCAAGGCAAATATTACCCAATTCTACAACCGCTACATCTTTGTAAGTGTATACGTCAACACCTTCTTCATCGGTGCTTTTTACTTGGATTTGCTTTTGAAATGTAGACCATTCTGATTGGTCTGTAAATTCGTATTTTTTAAATGTTGTCATTTTATTTTATAAAGTTGTTAGGGTTGCAAGTTCTGCGTTTGTTAGGCGAGTTTTGAATAGTTGGGCTTGGTTATAATTATAAAAACCATTTTCAAGGCCATTATTTTGGTCAATAAAAAACTCAGTTAAATTAGTTGATATTGTATATGGTGCCGAACTTGTACCTACTTGCACTCCATTAACGTAGAACGCAAAACTACCACTTTTGTAAGCAAAGGCAGCCTTTATGGTTCCAGTTGCGACAGCCGTAGTAAGGGTAGTGTAAATCTGTGTAGCATTAACAAGTGCATAGCATCCAAGCTTGTTTGTTGCGCCGTCACGAAAAATAAAGAATCGGTTACTATTATTGCCACGAACTTGAGTTAAATACCCGTTAGATGCTGCGCTATGTGTTAGGTCAGCTTCAACAAACAAAGTTCCCTCAGTTTGTCCTATCTTATCACTAATACCAGTCATTGAACAAGAGTCCGCAAGTCTTGTGGTTGCCGCCCCTTCACTCTTGATGTATGAGGTTGGGTAACTTGAGGCTTCCACTTGTGCGCCGTAAACATATCCGTAATCCGTTACGCTTCCTTGATAAGTAGGATTATAATTACTTGGGTTAAAAGTTGGGTTTAGAGAATTGCTAAGTCCTACTATTACATAAGTTGATGTACCGCTTGCTGATGTTCCAGCAACTGAAGCTCTGACCCATCCGTTTCCGTAATCTTCTATTTTTGTCGAAACATTGGTAAGTCCATTTGAACTATTGCCGCCAGTTGTTAGACCTTCCGAATCAAAAACTTGTGTATAGCTATTTGAGCCTATTTGTATTTTTACAGAAAAATACCGCCTTGTCCCTTTTTTGTAAAAAACGCTTGCGGTACTTGTTGCTGATGCTGTAATTGGAGATGTATTATATATTAGGTGAACATCATTAACCGCAGTTTCTAAAATTTTATCCGCATTCGTTGTTCCATCTGGTGAGGTTGCAGCGTTAGCAGTAACCGAAACCGCTTCTTTACTCCACGCCGCATTGTCAAATTCCGAACTATACAAAGCCAAGTTTGTTCGCTGCGGTTCTAATAATAAAGAGCCGTTTGGATTGTTTAGATAATCTACCCTTGCAAGGTTTAGTCTTGTAGTGGTTGCGAAGTAAGGTAGTGCGGTAGAGCCTTGATTAAGTTGTGCGTCTTGGATGTAGATGTTTGCACCTACTAATCCACTAACAACATTGTTACTAATTGCTGGATATATACGATTTTCAGAGCCGTTTGTCAAAATTGCCGAACATCTGTACCACCCATTACCAACGCTTTGTATGCTTGCAGTATTGCCGCCAGTAATACTTCCCACCGCTCCGTTTAGTAAATCAAAATAAACACTTGCCCCGCTTCCGTTATTAAAATATATCCAATTAACGTTTCCAGCTTTTGCGTAAACGCTAAAAGTGGATGTGTTTGTTATCGAGATAGTTTGATATACAAATCGCGCCAGTCCGTCATTTCTTTGCAATAGCCAAGCATTATTACTCCCATCATAACCACTTTGACCACTTGTTTCGGTTGTGCCGTTGCTAAGCCAAGTTGTATCAAACGTATTACTTTGCTGCAAAAGGTTATACGGCATACTTTGAACTAAGCCATTTGCATCCGTATAGCTTCCTAAGCTATTTCTTGAAAAGGTTAATTCATCAGCGTAAAAGTTAGCCCCATTTTTATGGTATCCTAAAAGCTTATCGGACTTGTTAGCCCAGTTGCCTCCGCCTAATTGTAAACTTGGTTCTATCATAGTATTGTATATCCTAATGTTGTTGCTAAAGCGTTGAAAGTTGTTTTATTGCCGCCCGTAAGGTCAGCGAGTTGGTTGTCTGAAAGTGCTGAAGGGAATACCATAAGGTTTTGAACTTTGCCGTAGAAAAAATTAGAATCATTACCCCTATTAAAATCTAAAACATCTAAAGAATTTGCAGTAAAAGCGGTTGAAGATGTTTCTGTATCAACCTCTACACCATTAACCCATAAAGCCCAATCGTTAACTTTATATTTTATAGCTATTTTATTTAAAGCGGTTTTGTCAGTCAAGGTATAATTTAAAACAACGTCTTGCCCTAATCCCGCAGCTCTTGAAACTGCTTGAATAAGGTTTGAACTTGCAACATACCTCAAATTAAATTGATTAGCATTGATATTAGCGTCTTCGGATATTGAAATCCAATTATTTAAAGTTTGGTCGTTAAACGCTGCTATCTCCGCATACAACACCCCTTCTTCACTATTTATCAAACTACTAATACCCGTCTTGCTTGCACTATCCGCCAATCTTGTCACCGCAGTTGAGGTGGTTGGGATGTAGGAAGTGGGATAGCTTGAGGCTTCTAATTGTGCGCCGTAGATGTAGATATAGTCACCGTTAGTTATATTTGTTATGTATGGATTTATACCCCTATTTGCGTCAAGTTTAACACCGACCCGATACCATCCATCTCCATAATCTTGAATAGTTCCTTGTCCCGAAGTGATAGTTCCGTTAGATAAATCAAAATTCGTTCCAAAAGAAACATTACCTCTATACAAACTAATTTTACTTATATTACCAGCTTTAGCAAATATAGTAGAATATCCATCTACAGATGACCCAGCTATACTTATTTCGCAACTTGTAGAAGTAGCAGTTAACTTATCTGCGTTTTGCGTTCCATCGGGTGAGGTTGTATTGTTTGCCGTAATTGTTGAATTACTCTTTGTCCACGCCGCATTGTCAAATTCACTCGAGTAGGTAATCAAATTTGTTCTCTGAGGTTCCAAAAGTAAAGAGCCGCATCCACCGCCAGTGTAGTCTATTCGGGGAACGTTTAAACGGTCGGTGGTTGGAAAGTAAGGTTTAGCGGTTGTGCCGATGTTTAGTTGTGCGTCTTGGATGTAGATGTTATCACCGCTATTTGTAGTTGTAATATTGTCGCTATTTGCTACAAATATATAATGATTATCATAAATACTTGACATTGTAACGCTACACCTATACCACCCATCACCAACGCTTAAAATAGAAGCGTTTATATTATTAGACTGCGTCCCAATTGTACCGTTTGATAGGTTAAAATAAGCATAACCCGACGACGTTGTATATATTGCTACATAATCAGAAGTGCCTTTCTTTGCATATACTGACCGATTAAAGTTATTGCTACCGCTAAATACTTGATAACATCGTGAACTTAATGCGGTTGCCGTAGATTGCATTAACCAAGCGTTAGAAGTACCATCGTAGCCACTCTGACCATATGTCAACGTACACCTATCTTTTAACCAAGCCGCATTACTAAAGTTATTTGAATAAGTAAGTAAATTAACTGGACTTGTTTCTATCAACCCCTCAGCATTCACCCTCGTAGCTGAACTTGCTCTTGTGAAGGTTAAATCGCCACTTCCATCTGTTGGCTTTAGGCTG